GTTCTCGACGGCCAACTCCTTATCTGGAGCAACTACGATGACTGCAGGATCTGCATACAGGTAGTTGATCTTCTCCTTACCAGAACCAATCCGAACCGAACGGTCGCCAAAGTCCAGCTCGGCTTCATCGAACATCGAATAAGCACCCAGGAACCTAATCAGGTCGTAGATAGCAAACTCTCTGTCGAATGTAGCCGGAACAGTAGCCTTAGCTAGAATGGTCTTGGCAGGAGAGATCGTCTTGATCACATTACCAGGCTTAAACAAAAGAGAAGGATTAATCATAGCAAACGCCTTGAGCGTTTGAACCGTTTTCACATCAAGCATCATAAAATATTATCCTTACTTAGTTTTGCGCTTCTTCTTCAACTTATCTACATCTGCAGTTGCTGATGCGCCAATCTGAGCAAGATCAACTAGTGATCCACCAAAGACATAGGAGCCAACGTGTTGTAGCTTCATCCATGGAGCAAGCCATACCTTCATCCCAGCATGACGAACCCACTGGCAGAACATATAGTCTTCCGACAGATAACGATTCGAGTATTGCTTAATAATACCGTTCTTCTTATCTGCAAGGAATTCAATAACCTGATCCTTAGTAGCACCAGGATTCTTATCAAAGAATGCTGTGATCTCTGGTACAAGGTTCTGTGACTTATCATCGATAAGAGCATCGAAGTATGCCATGATCTCACGAGTACCATCGAAGTGCTCAGTACGAACGTGGTCAGGCTTGTACATCATCTGAGGATACGCTGCAGCAAACTTCTCAAAAGTATTGCGACGAATCATCATGAAGCCAGTGCCAGCTTCGAGTACTTCGACAGGACGATCGAGAGCAATCTCACCCGAACCATCTGCTGGATTGAATACATAGTCACCAACAAAGTTCTCTAGCTTGTTAGGATCTTCATCCGCAAAACCCTTATCGACAGCTGTGACGATCTTCTCCCACGAGATACACTTCTTAGGATACGGACCAGCAATGATATCATATTGATCCTTTGTTGGATCTGGATCTTGCAAAGCCATCAGGGCAATGACGTCATGTGGATTGAATCCAATATCAGAGTCGATGAAGATCATATGTGTGTCTTCAGACCGCATAAATTCGTCTGCACAGTAGTTACGAGCTCGTGTAACAAGCGACTCGTTGAACAGGAAGTAGAACCTTACCTGTACTCCGTAGTGTGTACATAGCGCTGACAAGTCAGCAATAGAACGGGTAAACATACCAGCACATTGCCCACCATACATTGGAGCAGCTACAAAGAGCTTACGCTTCTTGAGCTCTTCAATAGGAACCTTAATCTCAATACCCATAATTATACCTCTTTCTTAGGACGACCACGTCCACGTTTAACTGGCTCTTCACCAACATACTTTTCATCATGCTCTTTACCAATACCATATGAACCATCATATAGCGAAAGAGACTCTGCTTCAAACGACAGATACTGTCCGATACGAGTACCAGGACGGATCTTCATAGGACCACACGTAACATGCATTACACCTGCCATAACACCGTTATAACCACTATCGTATAGCCCACTAGTAAGATAAACCCCGTTACGGTTAAGAGTAGATCGAGTGATAACCCAACCAGCTTCTCCTTCTCCGACCGTGATAACATTTTCCATAACAACTTCATAGTGACCCTCGACTAGTGTATAATAGCCATCGTCCCCCACAGGAAGTTCAACTGAACCACGATGGACCTTATCAGACTCATCAATGGTAAAGGTTTTAGGACGAATAAAGAATACTTTACCCAAGCGGAGATCCACAGCGTTAGGCTGTGAGTCTCCTTCTTGAATGTTTGTTAGAGTTGACCTCGATCCAGGTCCAGCGATGTGTTTCATTCAGATTCCTCACGTGTTGCATACATCATAAGCATAATGTAGTGGATTGCTTTGAGAAGGTCCTTGCGGTTGTTGCCGCCCTTCTTACCGAATCGTGCAAGATACTTGATAGCAGTATCACGAGCGGTAGTGTCTAGAGAGCCAAGAGACTCCCAAAAGTCTACGGTTTGAACTTCGCCATTACCAACATAGTGCTGTCCGTAGGTTGAATCGATATAGGCTTGTACTTCTGCCAGGATATCGCCTTCATGGTATTTATAGCTTATTGATCGCTTGATAGGAACACTTGGTGTAGTTTTTCCTGCGTCTGTCATCTCACCCTCTATTCTATCATCAATGTACA